ATTGTATATTCCTAACATCATTTCTGTTGGTTTGAACGGTTCTTTCTGTTCCTCTGTCTCTTTTTTTTTGCTGAATTTGTCTTTGAGTCAATAGCATTAATAACTGCCACAGCCTCAGCTATACGACCTACAATGGCTAAACAAATAGCATAAATAGTTGATGTTAAAAACCAAATGTGTACTCCCTCAAGAAATTCTTCCACCGTAAATCGATTTCCAAACACTTTGACAACAAAATGAGTAGCCTCTTTTAGCACATCAAAACGAACATTTTCAACATTTAATTTTTCTGTCCATTCAGCTGCTTCAAAACCATCCGTAGATGAAATATATGTTGGTAAGAAAAAAGTTTTTTTACCAGTAGGTAGATTTAAAACCAATTTAAATGATTCTGTCTTTTGATTTTCTTGCATGATTGAATCTCCCTTCATAAATAAAAGGCACAGCATTAGCTGTACCTTTTTTTATAATTTTATTTGCTAAGTGACGGCGCTGTTTCTGTTGGTGGTGCTGGAACTGTTTTAAACCAGTTCGCTGCAACGGTTGCATCATATCCTGTTTCTTCTTCATCTAAACGATGTCTCCAGTTTCCATCTGAACGTTGGATCGCTTTGCATTTAATTTTAGCTGATTGGAAAGTTGGTTTATCTTCAGCTGTCTTGTGCTCATCTTCAGGAATTTCAAATTTCGTTTTGTAGTAGCAATAAAAACGGTTTTTCCCATTGTCTTTTGGTAAACGATATAATAACGCTACATACGGAGCCACATCATTTACATTATCGATTACCTGACCTTTAATTAGTTTCTTTCCTAATAGTTCAGCGTAAGTAGATAATGAAATATCCGCTGTTTCTAATTCGATTTCTACACCACCAAAAGCACTTGCTGTTGCTAGTGGACCTCCTTCTGCATAGAACGTTACAGATTCATTTTTAGGTGAAGCTTTGCCACTTACTGCATCTCCAATTTTCTTAGGTGCTGCATACGTAAACTTACCATCTGGTGTTTCTGTCAAAATCGCATAATGTAAATCTCTAAAATCGACTGCAATTGCCATATTTGTTTTCCTCCTAAATTTTTAATTCTGTACGAAACCTCATACCATAATGATAGATTTTCGTATCTGGTTCATATAAATTTGCTGTTGTAATACGCTGAAATCCTATATTTTTCATACAGGTGTTTACCGCTTCTTTTAAATCCCCCTTCACGGGACTAAAGGACCAAATATCTACTTGAAATAAAATAATGCTGGTAGATTCCACACCCTCTGCGTATCTCCCAGCACCATTATCTAGCTCAGAATAAGTAATCCATGTTTTTCCGTTATCATCACCACGAACCATATTGTAGATATATTCTCCACCAATTTTTTCTACAATAAAAGGATTTGTAAGAGCACGTAACACATCCTTTTCTAAAAATCTCATACGATTTGCAATGCCGCTGCAAAGACATTTCGCATCTCATGAACTGCCTTTACTTCCGTGTGAGTTACTGTCTTTTCTATAAACCCTTTATGTGGTGGATGGGGCATTTTACTGGTTCCCCAATTTTGGAATTTCATATAAAAGTGTGGAGAATTATCATCTTTTTCCCACCCCACACTAATTGATTTGACTCCATTTCGAGTTTTTATTTTTCCGACAAGCACCTCATCCTTTGCATGTTTACCTGTTCTCCATGATTCTTTTGGTGAAGGTGGTTTCGGATGTGCACTTACTGGACTTTCTGCCTCTAAAGCATCCCTTACTACCCCAGCACCTTTCTTTAATGCTGAGTTTTCAATTGTTTTTACACTTCTTCCTAAAGCTTCAAAACGCTGAATTGCTTCTTGTATTCCAAAGGTCGTTACTTCTGCCATATAGATCGCTCCTCACACACCAAGCATGTTTCTTTATGTTGTTCATCAACATCTACAACAGCTTTTATTTCAAAGAGTCGATCATCATACAAGACTCGCATTTTCGAATCAATCCCCCTACGAAATCGCATAAAAAAATTCACTGTACGTACCGCATTCTCGGTATTTCCAGCGAATATTTCATAATTAAATCCCTTTCCAAATGGTGTTTTTGCTCTTGCCCAAACAGTGACAACACCTTTCCATTCAGATGGAATTGGATTCCCCTCTTCATCTTTTTTATTTGTAATTTCTTGTTGAATTGTTATTCGTTTATTTAATTTACTTGGATTCATGATTATCACCATTATTATAGTCCCTTAATTGCAATATAGTAGTTTCTAATGACTGTTTTAATGCAGGGACATTTAATGACTTATCTTGATTCTCGTAGTTTAATAAGACATGTGTAATTACTGCTATTTTGTAGAGTGCCTTTTCACTTTCAGGAACACCAGATCCTAATAAAGCTTCTTTTGCTCCATCAATTAGAAGCTGAATAACAGTATCCTCTTCATTCCCATCAATTTTTAATTTCCCTTTTATAAGCTCCAGCATACTATCACCTACGATCCTGAAGCATTTGTTTTTACTGATAATTCATCACTTAAAGATGAAATTAACCCATTATTGGCTACAGCTTTTATTTGATAAGAATACGTTGTATCACCTGTCAAACCTGTATCTTTATATGTTGTTGTTACCGATGTTCCTACTTGTTTTCCGTTACGGATTATTTGATATTCTTTAATGCCCCCATCATAGACAACAGGAGACCAACTAATGTTGGCCGTTGTTACCGTAGTTGAATCAACTTTTAATCCTGTTGGTCCCTGGGGAGGATTAGGGTGTAGTCTGTACTTCTGCGATACGGAATGCTGATTTTAGCTTAATTTTATGATCAAACCAAGCTGTTAAAACAAACAGTTCAATACCTGTTTTCACATCTTTGTCACGATCATAAATCATCTTCGGATCGTAGTTGAAGTGCGAATATCGGAAGTCACCCACAACAGGATTTACTGCTGAATCACAGAACTTAACCGGTTTACCTAAAACCTGTTCTGGTTGAGCATTGTATAAAGTAGCGCTACCATTTGCAAGCATTTCAATTATATCTAGATAATCAGCGTAACGCATTTTAATAGTTGCATTTGCACGGAAATCCTCATGTAAATCTGCAATTGCTGACTTAATAGCTTTGTATAAATTAGCACCTTTAATAGTTTTAATACCAGCTTTATAGAATGACATGGATTCTTCTCCTGCTTTAGGAGTTGTTGTGAATGCTACTTTTTTCTCTTTTGCTGCTAAACCACTTTCTAGTGCTTGATCTACTGTTTGTACTAAGTTTGTGTCAGTTGCTGCTAAAACAGTTTCTGAAATAGGGACAAAAATCTTGAATTTATTGCGCCCAAATATTACAACATCACCTTCAGCTTTTAATTCTTTCGCTGTTTCTGTATCAGCAATAAAATCGTCATCATCTAATGTAAATGTAACTTTGGGAATTTCAAGGTTAGTCACACTTGTAAATGTAGATACCTCTCTTAATGGATTTTTAACAAATGGCTCATGTAATAGTTCGTTCGTCATCGTACTTGGGAGAATCTTTTCTCCACCTGTGGAATTTTTATCACCAAGAGCCGCTCGCGCTTCTTGTGATAAGGTACCACCGCGAATTGTTGCCCGAACCAATTCTGCTTTCGCTGCAACTACCTTTTGTTTTGGATCTTCAATAGCTTGCAAACCAGTTTGACTTTGGAATTGTGCTTTTTGTTCAGCTTCCATCGTATCATGTTGTTCTTTAATTACATCGAAACGCATTTGTAGGTCTTTCTTAGATTGTTGTAACGCTTGAAGACTATCCATGGTTGCGGATGGATCAATTGCCTTCTGAGAAAGCTCATTCTCTACTTTTTGGAGCTGTTGACCAATAGTGGATAAATTTTGCTTTAATTCAAATAATGTATTTTTTGAAAAGTATTGAAAGTTACCAAGAGATAATCGAAATTTATTTTTCATTTTCATAAATGAATTCCTCCTAAAATTGTCTTTATATAGTCCGCATTAGCTTTCGCTTCTTCGGCAATTTTTTGTCTTTCTAACATTTCGTTGGATGGTATGTTAGCTTGTGCGTTTACTAATTGTTGTGGAACATTTTTGTATTCTTTCATCCATTTTTCATCTAGACATGCTGCCGCATTATTTTCTGAGATAATTTCATCACAAAGTCCATAATTCATTGCTTCCTCAGCTGATAACCATGTCTCTGCATCTAGTAATTGTTTTAATGTATCTTCATCTAACTTATCGCCAGCACGAGTTAAATAGTGTTGTACCATCGACTGGTTAATACGTTCAATGTCATCCGCTGCTTTACGTAACTGATTGGCATTTCCTGATGCGTATGTCCACGCATTATGAATCATCATCATTGAATTAGCATACATAATAATTTTGTCTGAAATCATTGGTAATACTGACGCACATGAAGCGCCTATTCCATCAATATAAGAGATAACCTTCGCCTGATGCCTTTGTAACATTGCGATAATAGCCATCGTTTCAAAGACAGATCCACCTGGACTATTGATGTAAAGGTTGATCGTTTCAATATCGTCACCTAATTCATCAAGTTCATTTTTGAACGTAATAGAAGATACTTCTCCATACTCTTCCCATGCATACTTTGTAATTTCTCCATAAATAAAAACATCGGCCGTTTTACCATTGGCAGATGCTTTCATTTGAAAAAACTTATTCTGTTTGTTCTTTGCCACCGTTTTTCACCCCCTTCCGTTGAGTTGGGTCCATATCAATCGGATATAGATCACCACTTACCCAAAGTTTTGAAGCATTACCACCCACAGGCGGTTCATCTTCTTTTTGACGAACATCATCTTGTGATAACCATCCACTCCTAATTGCAGCTTGATAATAAGCTGTTCTTGAAGCCGTATCACCTCTTAACAGCCCTCCAAGGTTAAATTTAAAGTAATGGCCTTCTTGCCGTTCTTTTTTATTCAGCAACTTACGGTTCATTTCTTGCTCATACTGGCGAACAATAGGAGTTAAAGTCATTTGAACAAACTGAATCATCAGCTGTTCATTACTGCTATAACTCTGTCCTTCCGTGTCATTTAAAAATGTAACCGGAACGTTAAAAACATTAGCAACCCTTGAACGAGTAATCCGTTCTGATGCTAACGTATCTGAAGCGAAGTATTTCCGCTCCATTTCTTCTATATTCACACCTGGTTCCCTGAATAAAATACCACCATTCTCTTGATAGAATCGTCTAAAATCATCAATGATTTTTTGTCTCTTGTCATTATCTACCTGTGTTGCATAATCCAAAATAAAACTATCTTTCTTCTGCATTTCTGACAAACTAAATTCTTGTACTGCCTTATCATATTCAAGAGTATTTCTCAATACATCAATTGGACAAATACCTTTCCATCTTGAAATACCTGTGATGTGTTTAACATGAAACATGTTCATATTGTGGATATAATATGTACCTTCAATCCCACGTACCTCATACCACAAATTATTATCATCAGTGTTTAAAAAAGGCGTTACATAAGCGGATTCAATAGGGATTAATGATTCCACTTGAAATCGAATGTCACGGATAATAGCTGCATATCCATTTCCAGTCTCATTTCTTGAAACTTCAATTTTATTTATCCATTCAAATCCGGTCATGTTTGGATTCGGTTCATTAATCACAACATCAGACACTTGGTTAAAAACCGTGTCATAATCCTTGTAAAGCTTTAATGGCAAAGATGCTACTGTATTAGATAATCTGCTAATCACACTAAAAATCGTCTCATTTGTAGCTAACTTCGCATTATCAATACCCCAAAACTTCCTTCCAAACCATGAAGTGAAGTCATATCCAGCACCTTTCCATCCCAATGAAGCTCCTTTAATTGCCCCCTTAACACGATTAATCAGTTTCAATTTCTCACCGCCTTTCTATTTAAAAAGATCGTTAACTGATATAAATTCAATATTTCCATCACCTTGTAATTGAGATAACATAGGGATTACTTCTGTGTGAGCATTTAAAAACGCTGCAAAACCATCAATTTTTCGATATTTACTCTGTTTAGATGGTAAAAAGTTCCCGTTCCTGTCTTCCACAAGCTTTACATTATTCATATACCAACGGAAAAGACGGTTTTTATTACTAATTATTTTTCCATCTAACAACAATTCTTTTACATCCTTTAATGCTGGGCTTAAAGTTAAATGACCTTGTCGAACTGGTTCAGTTTTAAATCCATATGCTTTCAAATCTTCATTTAAACGATAAGCATTGGCTGGATCATAAGTAATTTTCTTTATGAAATAGTGTTCAGATTGCTCAACAAACCAATCATACACATACTCATATTTCACATACTCACCAGGGATAATAGTGAGCCAACCTTTATCTTTAAACTCTTTAAAGCTAATATTTTCGTTATCACGATCAACTTTAGCCTGCGGAACCCAACTATGAGATAATACAAAAACATTTCCATCATCTAAAGGGAACTCTAAACAAGCACTTGTAAAATCTTCTGTTGCAGATAAATCATAACCTGCAACACATTCTTTACCAGTTAATCCCTTTATATCAATAACTCCTTCATTCCTTTTTAATATCTCAATACCAACAAAGGACATTTCATCATTATCAACAAAGATGTTAAATTGCTTTGTAATCCAGTCATTTTTTTCAGCATCCGTATGCTTGTCTGTATTCCAATCATCAATAAGCGATGG